AAATATAATGATGCTCTACTTGTTGTGGAAAATAACAACATAGGTTGGGCTACACTACAAACAATTATTGATAGAGGATATGAAAATCTCTTTTATCAAGAAAAGAATCATCTTATAGTAGATGAGGACATTCAACATACAAACAAATATAGAAGTATAGACAGAAACAAAATACCAGGTTTTACTACAACAATGAAGTCTAAACCACTTATTGTTGCTAAAATGGAAGAATATACTCGTGAAAAGATGGTAAAGATAAAATCTACACGATTAATTGATGAACTCTTTGTATTTATATATAAGAATAGTAAAACTGAAGCATTGGATGGATATAATGATGACCTTGTTATGTCTTATTCTATTTTGTTATGGATTAGAGATACTGCAATTCGTATTCAATCGGAAAGAAGCGAATTTCAAAGTACTTTGGTTGGAGCAATAGGTAATCTAAATGGTAATACAACTGTGATGACACCATCTGCTCCTAAACATAATCCATATAAAGTAAAACTTAATAATGACGAAGAAGAAGATTTAACTTGGCTTTTGGGGTAAAACATGGCAGATAACTTATTTACACGACTTGGTAGATTATTTCAATCTAACGTTATTATCAGAAAAGCTGATGATAATCGTTTAGTGGTAAAGGATCTAGATTTTTCACAAACAAAATTACAATCGAATTTCATTGACCGATATAATCGGATGATGCAAAATACATATTCTAATCCATACACAACAGCACAAAACAGAAGAGCTGCTTATGAGATTAGAAAACTTGACCTATTCAAAGATTATGAGTTAATGGATCAAGACCCGATTATTGCTTCTGCTCTTGACATATATTCAGACGAAAGTACGGTTACAAATATTGAGGGAGAAATTTTAAAAGTAAAAAGTGAGAATACGAAAGTACAAAAGATTTTACACAACCTATATTATGATGTCATAAACATTGAGTTTAACTTATGGAGTTGGATTCGTAACATGACCAAGTATGGTGATTTTTATCTTCAGTTAGATATTGTAGATAAGTACGGAGTAGTAAATGTAAAACCTGTTTCTGCTTATGAGATTACACGACTTGAAGACCATGATCCTGCTAACCCACAATTAATTCAGTTTGAGATTAATACCGAGAAAAAGGAAATGAAAGAAAATTACGAGATAGCTCACTTTCGTGTTTTATCCGACACAAACTTTTTACCATATGGGCGCTCAATGTTAGAGAATGGAAGAAAGATATTCAAACAATTGACTTTGATGGAAGACGCTATGTTGATTCATAGAATTATGAGAGCGCCCGAAAAAAGAGTTTTTAAGATTGATGTTGGTAATATACCACCAAGAGAAGTCGAAGGGTTTATGCAAAGAATCATCAACAAGATGAAGAAGACACCTGTCATCGACCAAAACACAGGTGAGTATAACTTAAAATATAATGTAGAGTCAGTTACCGAAGATTACTTTCTACCTGTTCGTGGTGGAGATAGTGGAACGGAGATTGACACTCTACCAGGTCTTTCTAACAATGACCAAATAGACGACATAGAATATCTACGAAACAAGTTGATGGCTAGTTTAAGGATACCA